CGGCAACAGGTTGAAGATGCCAAGGCCGAGCAAGAGGCACAGGCGCAAGTCGCCAACCGCGAGTGGCAGCGCGACCTTGAAGGCTATGCGGCCAAGCGCGATGCGCTCAAGTTGCCAGATTTCGAGGCCAGCGCCGAAACCGTCAAAACCAGCCTCAATCTCGCCCAGCAAGCGGTGGTGATTAAAGCCGCCAGCGACAGCGCCGCGTTCGTCTATGCGCTGGGCCGCAGCGATACCAGGCTGGCCGAACTGGCGAAAATTCAGGACCCCATCAAACTGGCCGCCGCCGTGGCGCGCATGGAGGGAGGAATCAAGGTGGTGAAAAAGCGCAAAGCCCCGGCTCCCGACAAGCCGCTCAGCGGCGCCGGCAGGATGCCCGGCGGCCCCGACAAGCAGTTGGAAAAACTGGAAGCCGATGCCGAACGCACTGGCGACCGCACGGCGGTAATTGCCTATCGGAAAAAACTGAAAGAGCGCGGCAAAAAGTGACGCCGAGTTGCCCGCTTGGAATTGTCGAAATGCGCGGGCTTGACGAACTGCCTATTATTATTCCCGCATAGCCGCAAAGTCAGCTTCCCCCGGCTGCCAAATGGGGAGTCCAGCGGCCCGACCGGCGCAAGCCGAGAACCCGGAAAATCGTCAGAGCGAAGGGCAGGGCAATGCCGAGCAAATTCACGACCGAAGAACGAGTCATGTTTGATGACATGCTTGAAGGCTTCGATGACTTGCTGATTATCGGCCGCGCGGCGGAAAAATACACCCCGCCCGACAACATGGCGATGGAGCGCCAGCTTGACAAATTCTGGATTCCGGCTCCGCAAATCAGCGCCAGTTTTGACGGTTTTGACCAGACCGCCAATTTTCAGGACGGCATTGAACTGTCCGTTCCGGTCAGCATCGGCTTCCACAAGTCGGTTCCCATCAAGCTGACCAGCAAAAATCTCCGCAACACCAATTATCTCAATAACAAGGGAACGGCGGCCAAGCAGCGGCTTGCGAGCGACATAAACCTGGCGCTCTACAACACGGTCGCATTGCAGGGCAGCGTGGTTATCAAGCAGACCACGGCGCCGACCGGCTATGATGATATCGCATTGGCCGATGCAGCGTTCACCGAGGTTGGCGTGCCACTGGCCGACCGGCTCTATTTCGCCGCGCCGCGCGTGGCCAACCTGATGGCCGGCAATCTCGCTTCGCGGCAGACCTTTAGTGGCGAAGTGCAGAGCGCCTACAGCCGCGCCAATATCGGCATTGATATTGCCGGTTTCGATGTGTTCAAAAACGACCAGAGCATCAGGCTGGCAGCGGCCGGCGGCGGCGCTACGACCGTTACCGGCGCGAACCAATTCTGGGTCCCGCAAGCCTATTCGACGGCCACGACCGGCGAAATCAGCAATGTGGACAATCGCGGCCAGAATCTGACCATCACCGCCGCCGTCTATGCGGCCATCAAGGTGGGCGATGCGTTCACCATCCTTGGCGTCAACTCTGTTCACATGATTACCAAGCAGGACACCGGGCAGCTTAAGACTTTCCGGGTTGTCGCCAAGCCGAGCGCTGGCGTTATCACCATCTACCCGGCGATTATTTCGGCACAGGGCGGCACCACGGCCGAGAAGGAATATAAGAATGTGACCGCCACGCCGGCTGACGGCGCGGCTATCACTTGGCTGAATACCGCCACCGCGCCGCTGAACCCGTTCTTTGTGAAGGGCGCGCTGCTGCTTGTTCCTGGTTCCTTCGTTGTTGACCCCGAGGACGGCTGGAATGTCATGCGCGCCACGACCGAGTTGGGCATCGGCATTACCTATGCGCGGCAGGGCGAAATCAACGACCTGTCCATCAAGGGCCGGTGGGATATCGACTTTGGCACGGCGCTGACCAACCCCGAAATGGCGGGCGTTGAACTGTTCAGTCAGACCTAGGGAAGCGCACGACTCTGGCGCGAAGAAAGGACGATGCGATGAGCGGCAACTATCCCAAGATGCTCTACAAGCAGGGCGACCAAGCCGTTGTTTTCGATGAAAAACTGAACGTCGACACCCTTGTGGTCAATGACGACGAAGAATTTGCCGAGGCGATTGGTGACGGCTGGCATGAACACCCGACCAGCACCAAGCTGGCCTATCAGGAAGGCGGCGACCCGCCGACCGCCGAAGGCGGCTACCCGGTCGACCATGATTGGAGCAAGGGACTTGCCGGGCAGGCTGGCCGCGCTGACCGCTTGCCCGAAACCGCCCCGGAAGTGGCAGAAGTCAATGCCGCCGCCGAGGAAAAGGTGACGCTGCCGCTTGGCAATCCACCGCGCCATGAGGACCCGAGCGTTCCCGGCCCGGCGGCCGAAACCGAGGGCGCCCCGGCGCTGAAAAAGAACCCCGGCGAACGCACGGCCAAGGCCGAGGAAGAATTTGCCGCGCTGGCCGAAAAGGCGGAAGCCAAACGCGGCCCCGGCCGCCCGCGCAAGACCGAGGAAGAAAAAGCGCAGGATGATGAACGGGCCGATTTCGGCCGGAGTCCTGCCGACGCGGCGGCCCGAAAAAAGTGAGGCGCAAAGCCTTCGCCAATCGTTTCGGAATCCCTCACTTTTTGACGAAGGGTATCAAGCATGAACGGTAAGACCGAACACCCGCACGGCCAACCGCCGGGACAGGACAAGGATTCGCCCGGATTGGGCAAGGAGGACGCACCGGGCCAGCAGAAGCCCCGGCCTGATAATGAGTTGCCAGAGGAACCGGAAGCCGAACCAAAGGATGCCGGTTAAGCAATGAGGCACCCGGTTAAAACCGGGTAATAACGGCCGGGCGGGAGCCGAGCGCAGAAATCCCGCCACCCATCCGCAATTGTCGAAAAGCGCTGAGCGCGCCCGCGCCCTAAAATGCGCCCATGCCGATTACGATTTATATCAATGACGAAGGCCCGCCCAAGCGCCAGATAGTCGAATTGGCGTTTAGCGAATGTGCCATGGCCGGCTACGAATTCGGCCGCACCGCCGAGGAAGTGGCCGACGCGCTGCAACGGCTCAATGCGATGATGGCCGAATGGCTGACGCTGCGCGGCATTGACCTTGGCTATAACCAGCCGACCTATGGCACCGGCAATCCCGACGAACTGAGCGGCATCCCGTTTGAAACCCTGAACACGGTGGCAAGCTTCCTGGCGTTGCGGGTCGCGCCGATGATGGGCGCCCAGATTTCAGTCGAGACAAAGGGCAATCTGACGCGTTCGCTGCAATTGCTGGAAGCCCATTATTCCAGCATCCCGACCATGCCCCACGACCCCCAGACCCCGCGCGGCTTGGGCAATAAGCAGGGACTCTATTTCGGCCCCTATTTCCACGAAACAGCCGAGGATTTGAATCCGCCGGCAGTGGTGCCGTAGCATGAAGGTCCCGCTGCTTTCCGGCATCTATGGGGATGAGACAGCGGAGTTTCGCCAAAGCTATCCGCTCAATCTGGAGCCGGTTTCGCTCGATAACAAAATCAACAAAGGCCAGCTTCGCGCCACGGCTGGCGCGGTTGGCATTGTCAGCGGGCCGGGGATTAACCGGGGCGGCGTCTATTTCAACGACATGCACTATCGCGTCATGGGAACGCGGTTTGTGCGGCTTCGCCGGGGCGGCACGATTGACGATTTGGGCGATGTGGGCGGCAGCGGGCCAGTGACCTTTGCCATCGGCCCCGACCGGCTGGCCGTGCGCAGTGAAAACCGGCTGTATTATTGGGATGAAACGGCGCTTACCCAAGTCACCGATGTTGACCTGATTGCGTGCAATGATGTGATTTGGATAGACGGCTATTTCATGTCGACAGACGGCAGCTACGTTGTCGTTACCGAACTGAACAACCCGATGGAAATCAAGCCGCTCAAATATGGCGCGGCTGAGGAGGACCCCGACCCGATTACCGGGCTGATTAAGTGCCGCAACGAAGCCTATGTGCTGGGCCGCCACACCATCCAGGTTTTCCGCAACGCTGGCGGCAGCGGCTTTCCCTTCCAGACCCAGCGCGGCGCGACCATCCCGGTTGGCTGTGTCGGGCCGATGGCCAAGTGCCTTTACTCTGACAGCTTCGCCTTTGTCGGCAGCGCCAGGAATGAGGCCATCGGCGTCTATCTGGCCGGTGCCGGTAGCGCCATGCGGATATCCAGCCGCGCGATTGATGATGAACTGGCCAAGGTGGACGACCCGACCGCTATTGTGCTGGAAAACCGGACCAACCGGGCCGAGCGGCGGCTGTTCGTCCATCTGCCAACCAAGACGCTCGTGTTCCTGTCAAACCAGACCAAGGATGCCGGCGATGTGGTCTGGTATCACGCGCAGAGCGGCGTCAATAAGCCCTACCGGCTGCGC